TGTTTAGTCACAGGTAACCTTGGTGCAGGAGCCAAGCCTCAGTTTACTGTTCCAGCGTCCGTCATTAACTCATCTTTTGATGAGTTCGTGAATATGGACATGGGCACCACGGGTTCTTTAAGTCCTAACCAACCATTGGTTCTCCAAACCACAGCAGGAGCTACTACGGCTACTGGTGACGGAAGCGTCAATATGGAAATCACATACAAGGTGGTTACCATTTAATGCGTGACATACGCAAGGTTTGTATCGGTCCTGACTATAAGGACTCTATGTGCTACGTGGTGGAACAGTCCGTACTGGGCGGCTCCCACCGTGTGCATTTAATTAAATACAGTGATGAGACTGGGGGTATCCTCATCTACATCCAGAAGGGGGACGTCGTGGTGCTTTGGAAAGAGTTCAACGGAACCATGCCCATTTCAATAGAATACAATATCAACTTTTGAGAGCAGTCAATCAGTTTATCGTAAAGGGAAAGAGATACAACAACACCAAGGGCGACCTCATCGTAAGCACGAGTGAGGAAGACCACCTCTTCTCAAACCGAGAGGGTGAGGTCGTAGCCCTTCCGTTGGGGTATGAGGGTCCTATTGCCATTGGGGATACCCTACTGGTGCATCACAACGTCTTTAAGTTCTACAACGACATAAAGGGTCGTCAGCAGAGCGGGCGCAGTTTCTTTCGTGAAGACCAGTTCTTTGTTGACTTCGACCAGTTCTATATGTATCGGACTCCCGGTGGTGGGTGGATTCCCCAAGGAAGGTATTGTTTTGTACAGCCCGTACCCCCAGAAGATTCAACCATCTTCAAGCCAATAACTGAAGAACCACTGGTTGGTATAATGCGGTATCCGAATGATTATCTTACGGGTCAAGGAATTGAGTCTGGTGATGCAGTGACTTTCTGTCCGGAGAGTGAGTATGAGTTTACAGTGGACGGTGAGAAGTTGTACCGGATGTTCGACCATCAAATAACATGCAAGATTCAAAGAGGCTAAAGCAGAGCATCATCGCAGCGGGGCGGGTAGCTGTTGAGCAACTAATTAAAGTGGCTCAAGAGGATATCCTAAAGCCTAGTGAAGACGATGAGCTTGCGGCGGACAGGTTGAAGAATGCGGCGGCTACCAAGAAGCTCGCCATCTTCGACGCCTTTGAAATTTTGAACCGCATCGACTCGGAAGAGGAAGAGCTGGAGTTGGCGTCGGGCACCACCAAGACGGAAAGCAAGGTGGGTTTTGCAGAGCGAAGGTCAAGATAATCTGTACCGCCCCGTAGTGGGTTTGGTTACAAAGTCCGTTGTGTCTAACAAGAACCGCGCTAAGACGTGGGTCTATGGATACAATGAGAAGTACGATATGGTGGTCATCTCCAAGTCTGGAAAGATTGGTGACATCATTAACATCAACGGCGTTAACATAGCGTTGCCACCCTCGCCAAAGGACTTGGATAGGGGCGGAGATAGGTGGGTTCGTAAAGAGTTCCCTCGTGCCCTAAGCCGCGTTCAGAACATCTTCCAGTGGAACGATATGCCTAAAGGCTTTAAGGCCGACTGGGTGGACTATATCGAGAGCGAGTTCGACCGTCGGGAGGAAGGCCATTGGTTCTACAACAACGGTAAGCCTACGTACGTCACTGGCGCCCACTATATGTATTTGCAATGGACAAGTATCGACGTGGGTTATCCTGATTTCCGTGAGGCCAATCGAATATTTTTTATCTTCTGGGAAGCGTGCAAAGCTGACAGCCGATGCTTTGGAATGATGTACCTCAAGATTCGTCGTTCCGGATTTTCTTTCATGGGCTCTTCGGAGTGTGTCAACACTGGTACTCTAGCCAAAGACTCACGAGTAGGGATACTATCTAAGACCGGTTCTGATGCGAAGAAAATGTTTACGGACAAAGTGGTACCCATTGCCAACCGACTTCCGTTTTTCTTCAAGCCGATACAGGACGGCATGGATAAGCCGAAAACGGAATTGGCTTTTCGCATACCTGCTTCGAAGATTACAAAGAAGAATATGTACGATGTGGAGGACGAAGAGATTTTCGGACTGGACACCACCATCGACTGGAAGAACACTGACGACAACTCTTACGACGGAGAGAAGTTAATCCTACTGGTACACGACGAGAGCGGGAAGTGGGTCAAGCCCAACAACATCCTAAACAACTGGAGGGTAACCAAGACGTGCCTACGTTTGGGAAGTAAGATTATTGGAAAGTGCTTGATGGGCTCGACGTCGAACGCTTTGGCTAAGGGCGGTTCAAACTTTAAGAAGTTGTACGAGGACTCGGACCCTACGTCACGAAATGCCAACGGTCAGACTAAGAGTGGGATGTACTCTTTGTTCATCCCTATGGAGTACAATATGGAGGGGTTCATAGACCAGTATGGACACCCCGTATTCAACGCTCAGGACAAGCCCGTGCGCGGCGTTGACGGGGAGATGATTCGCGGTGGCGCCATAGACTATTGGGACGCGGAGGTAGAGAGCATGAAGGGAGACCCTGACGCGCTCAATGAATTCTACCGTCAGTTCCCTCGAACTGAGTCACATGCGTTCCGTGACGAGAGTAAGCAGAGCTTGTTCAACCTCACTAAAATCTATCAGCAGATAGACTATGCAGACAGCCTTGTTAAGGAACACTATCTAACCCGTGGGTCCTTCAGTTGGGAGAACGGCATTAAAGATAGCCGGGTGATATTTAGGCCCGATAAGAGAGGCAGGTTTAATGTTTCGTGGACCCCCAACAAGGGGCAGCAAAATAGGTGGATAGAAAAGAGAGGAATCAAATATGCTGGCAACGAACACCTTGGTTCATTTGGATGTGACTCTTACGACATTAGCGGCACTGTGGGTGGCGGTGGTTCTAACGGTGCTCTTCACGGAATGACCAAGTTCCACATGGACGACGCCCCAACCAACGAGTTCTTCTTGGAGTATGTGGCTCGACCGCAGACGGCAGAGATATTCTTTGAGGAGGTGTTGATGGCGTGCGTCTTTTACGGTATGCCCATCCTTATCGAGAACAATAAACCGAGGTTGCTTTACCACTTCAAGAACCGGGGTTACCGTGGGTTCTGCATGAACCGTCCGGACAAGAACTTCAACAAGCTAAGTAAAACGGAGAGGGAACTGGGAGGTATCCCAAACAGTTCTGAAGATGTTAAGCAAGCTCACGCCGCTGCTATCGAAAGCTACATCGAGAAGCACCTTGGTGTAGACATGGACGGAACGTACCGAGATGTAGGAGAGATGGGAAGTATGCCTTTTGTACGTACTCTCGAGGATTGGGCTCGTTTTGACATTAGTAATAGGACTGCTTTCGACGCTACTATCAGCAGTGGTCTGGCCGTTATGGCCAACCAAAAGCACCTCTATATGCCTGAGCAGAAGAAGAGTTCTATAAGCATTAACTTGCCGAGATACAACAACCGTGGTTTTCGTAGTGAGAGATTGGACTAAATGAAAGACGTCAAGATAAATATCTCCAGTGCTGGGTTTCCTAATCAGTTCGTTTCTGACGCGGAGAAAGCTAGTGATGAGTATGGCTTGATGGTCGGTCAGGCCATTCAGTATGAGTGGTTTAAGAAGGATGGGAGCCAGTGCCGGTTTTACAACCAGTGGCGGGAGTTCAATCGCCTGCGTCTTTACGCTCGTGGTGAGCAGAGTATTGCTAAGTACAAGAACGAGCTTGCCGTCGACGGCGACCTTTCGTATTTGAATTTGGACTGGACCCCGGTTCCCATCTTGCCGAAGTTCATTGACATCGTAGTCAACGGTATGTCTGAGCGCGTCTTCAAGGTAAAGGCTTACGCTCAAGACGCGTTGTCTCAGGCCAAGCGAAGCAAGTATCAGGATATGATTGAGGGGCAGATGGTAGCCAAGCCTGTCTTGGAAATCATCCAGCAAAAGACTGGTGTCGACCCATTTACCATGAACCCCGACGACTTGCCTAGCAGCGACGAGGAACTCAAGGTATACATGCAGCTTAACTACAAGCCTGCCATTGAGATTGCTGAAGAGGAGGCCATCAATACCATCCTCGAAGAAAACCACTACACCGACACGCGCAAGAGGTTGGACTACGACCTCGCTGTTTTGGGACTTAGTGTGGCTAAGCACGAGTTCTTGCTGGGTTCTGGTGTTCAGGTATCTTATGTAGACCCGGCTAACGTAGTGTATAGCTATACTGAAGACCCTTACTTCAAGGACTGTTTCTATTGGGGAGAGATTAAGACTTTGCCGATTACGGAGCTCATGAAGATTGACCCCAGCCTCACCAACGAGGACTTGGAGGAAATCAGTAAGTACAGTCAAAGCTGGTACGACTACTACAACACAGCTCAGTATTACGAGAACGATATGTTCCATCGTGATACAGCCACGTTGATGTACTTCAATTACAAGACGACCAAGAAGGTGGTCTATAAGCGTAAGAAGCTTGAGGGCGACGGCGCTCGAGTTATTGAAAAGGACGACCAGTTCAATCCA